GATGAATATTTGTAAACATCCAATGAAGTATTGCCAAAACTGGTTTCACCTAAAGTAACCGCTGCATTCTGTCCAACAATTTCACCTTCTTCAGAGGTTGCATCTGCAGTCGGAAAATTCAGCTGGGCACCGGTACCCGTTTGAATGATATTGGCAACAGCTCGAATACCGCCAAACGCCTTCATGGCTTCCGTAAGTTGACGGAAATACTCTGTTGCTACGGTATAACCGCCCTCTGCAGGCGTTGTGGTTGACATGGCCGCCTGCGGCAAGCGCATGGCATTGGCAATATCACCGACCTGACGGGCACGCATACGCTGGACATCTTCCTGCGCCATATTCGCCATGCCACCGGCCAGATAGGCACGCAATGCGCGATTTTCCTGTTGGTTGGAATGAGCGCCTGGTGTACGTGTGAATTGATTGCGGTCATCATCAGAAATGCCACCGCCATCTACGATTGAAGCCCCAATTGCATTCATGGCATCGTTATGTCGCTTGATTTGCGCATCAATATCGCCAATTTCTGCCATGGCTGCATCATAGGCAGTCTGATGCTCAGGCTTCCATTCGGGGGTTTTATCCTTGTCAACGAGATTATGCAAGGATTGGGCGAGTGCGTCACGGCGCTCCCGCAGTGCTTGGATACCTTTCATTGGTATAACTCCATAAAAAAAGCCCTCATAAAGAGGGCATCAAAAAAAGACCTTTACGCGGGAGCGTTCAGGCAGGGATAATCTTTAACAGGGCCGCACGCAACAGGGCGTCTCTGTCAGCCGCTTGAGCTATATTTTCTGGCAGTTTGGGTGCTTTTTTGTATGCACTCATGTTCCAAGACGATTGAGCGGATTGTTCGCTTGATATTACGTCAGCAAAGCCCAGCTCAACAGCACGGGCCGAATCAAACCATGTCTCTTCATCCATCCAGGTCGAAATATCCTCTGCTGTTTGTTTTGTCCGTTTTTCATACGTTTTAACCAGCGAGGCGTCAATTTGCTCCAGAAGACCGGCCGTCTGCACCAGGTCATCACTATTACCCCAGGCATACGTCCAGGCTTTATGGATCATTAAAAATGCACCCTCTGCCATTTCAATTCGATCTGCAGCCATAATCAAAAATGAGGCTGCCGATGCCGCATACCCATCCACATGAGCAATAATTGTTGAGGGATGATCTTTGATAGCCTGCTCAATCGCCCTGGCAGCAAAGACTGAGCCGCCTGGTGAGTTGACCCTCAAATGAATGGTTTGCGCCTTCATCTTATTGAGCGTCTCAATAAATTTTTGTGGCGAGACGCCACCCCACCATTCCGCCTCAGCATCGGACTCAACAATCATGTCATAAAGATAAATAACGTCAGAATCTGTGTTGTTCTCTGCCCGGAACTGTCCCTTCATCCTGTTCTGGGTCAGTAGTTTCATCATTGGATGCATCTGCATTCTCCTGTTTACTGCCTGCAAAAATCAGCTTATCGCCACCTTCAACAGGTTTTAAGTTTTTTAATTTGCGCACTTCATTTATGGTCATCCAGCCTTGCGATCCTGGGCCACCCAGACTTTTACTGAAATATTCCGCCTGAGCCTTACTATCCCCATCCATCAATGCATCAGCATTAAATTCTGCAAATACACGCAATGACTTTGGCCAAACCTTTCGGTTAATTTCCTGCTGGATCACATCAAGATGACGACGCATGGTGTAACGGATAAATGCAATCGACATCTGCTCTACCCCTGACCCCCAACTGGTGGATTTCTCAGTGTGCCCAATCATGTGAGGAGGAACCCCAAATATCCTGGCTATATCCTCAATCTGAAACCTTCGGGTAGCCAAAAGCTGGGCATCTTCGGCATCCATCGTTAACTGCTGCACCTCCAGGCCACCAGTAAGCACGGCTGGAAGATGCGCATTATTTGGCCCTTGATGCGTACTGATCCAGGTGTTACGCAATAAATCTGCCTGCTCCTTATCCAGCTTACCGGGTGTTTTAAGCGCAAAATCAGGCCTTGCGCCATTTTTGAAAAAAGAACCGGCAAACCTATCTGCATCCAGTGAAATTCCGGCAGGCACCTTCAGGGCGTACTTGATGGGTGACATGCTACGTTTGCCATCAAAACCAACACCAGAAAAATGCAGCATATCGTCCTGGTCAACAGTATGCAGGGTACCGCTTCCATCGTAATAAGCATAAACATTACGCCCATTCACGTTGTCAACCACTATTCGATCTGGGTGAATAGGCTCAAAGCCTCTAATTGCCGATATCTCGTTTCCAACACCGCGATGTATCCGTTGAAAAGCATCACCCTTCAAGCCAATAGACTGGGCCACAAATTGCCACGCGCCTGCCGATGTCCAGTTTGGCCAGGGCGATTCATTAAATAACCACCATAGCGGGGATTGGTAACGGTCCCTCCCATCTTCTGTTTTTTTATAAATGTGCAACGGCAATGAAGCCAGCGCCCCACCAATCAAGGCAACCGAGGCATACACGGCAGAAATCATCATGACCGTATGCTCAGTAACAGGCACGCCACTGTTATTCATGCTGTGTCCAGTCAAGAGCTCATACAGCTCTTGGGGTTGCGCAGTTGATACTGTCGCAGCCTTGATTGATGCCCGATCACTACTTATCAACATACGGGCACGTTCACTTAATGCTGACGTTGTCATAAAATTACAATTCCAGGTTCGGGTTCCTCTTCATCGGTATGCAGAGCTCGACCCATTGACATAATCAATGCAAGAGGTGCATCAATTTTGTTTTCAGGTTTTTCTTTTGTTGGATGCCGCAGGCCAGAAAATTTTGACTCGCGCATCACGACATTACTGACCATCCAGGCAACGGCTGGATTCCCGTCATGAACAAAATCACCGGTTAACACCAAGTTCTCAATTTCAATAATCGGCAAGGTAAACCGGTTAGATGTTTGCGGCATTTCCACCGTCAGAAGGTTGTCATCATCGGCCAGCTTCGTAACGAAATAGGTGGCAAACTTCGGATCATAAATCGCTTCCCGGATCTCACACAGGTCACGTATACCTACCAATTCCTGACGGATAACATCAAAATCAGTGGCATTGCCCTCATTAACAATAATATGTCCTGCATCAGCCCATTTGGCCAAATGCTTATTTTCAGGTGAGCGCACAAAATCTTCATTGTGAAACAGCCTGAAAAACGCGTAGTACTTGGTGCCTCTTTTAAAAACAATAGCCAAGGCCGCAATATCTTTTTTTTCGGCCAAGTCAATGCCAATCCAGCAAGCTTCACCGGCAAAATCCTCAATGCGCAAACCGGGATCAGCGCAAGCTGCCCAGGCTTCAGCCGAAATCCACTTCGAGCCACCAGCCAGCCAAATATTCAACCGTTTGGTTTTAAAGTTAGGCAATTCACTGGGTTGCCGTTTTGCCTTGTCTGATGCCGACTTAAGGTTTTCTTCATAAACTGATACCCCCAGGTTAGGATTTGCCTTGGCCCATTCAATCGGGTCATCCCAGTTTTCCTGATTGTCTACTGTGTAGATGATGGCCAGCAGGCTGTCATCTTCAAAAATGCCTTCCAGGACTTTTTCGGCATACTGGTGCTGCTCAAACCCAAAGGACGATAAATCAAAACCGGCTGTGGTAATGCCCCAGATCAAGGGCTGTTTTCTTGCGCCAATACCGGAAACAATGACGTCATAGATCTCCCTGTTTGGATGAGCGTGAACCTCATCCAAAATTGCGCCATGCGGATTAAGGCCATCCAAGCTTTTTGAATCACGGCCCAAGGGCAAAAACACATCTGCATAACCCGGCTTTGGATTAAAAATACGATCCAGCTTAATACCGATATGCTTTCTTAAATGCGGTGAAGACTGCACCATCCGCATCGCTTCAGCATGGGTAATCTTGGCCTGGTCCATTTTCGTGGCGGCCGTATAAACCTCTGCACCACCTTCACCATCAAACCAGAACAAATAAATGCCTATCCCGGATAGTTTGGTGCTCTTACCGTTTTTGCGGGGTACTTCTTCCCAGACTTCCCGAAAGCGTCGGGTACCATCCTCACGCAACCAGCCAAAAGCCAAAGCCACCCAAAACTGCTGCCAGGGAGCAAGCTCAAAAGTATGTCCAGCCCATTCGCCTTTGGAATGTCGTAAAAATAAAAAAGACTCCAATGC